CATGGTGTAACGACGTTCTGGGCTGCCGCTCTTACCAATAACTTGCGAGTCACACCATACACCTGCCTCATAAAAATCCTGACGGTTTAGGTTTAGATCGCTAACGTATTTACGGTAGCCATAACGCTCGTTGTTTAACAGGTCATAGAGAACCCAAGCAGGGTTGCTATGGTACTTATTTTCGAGTGCGCCTGTCCAAGTAACAAACTGATGAGGGTTAGCCAAAGTGGTATCGTAGCCAACAGGTACTGGGGTTATTAAACCCTTATAGATACCGTAGAAGTCAGGCAAGCTACTAAATTGGTCAGAGGCTGTGCCAAGGACATGGATGACGGCTGTATTAGGGAAATCCCTCCTCGCATCTCCAATCATCTGAAAACTATCAAAGATAATTTCAGCGATCTCTTTCGTGGCATTACCACTGCCACCATCTAAATAGTCAGGATTATTCTTAGTGACTCGGATCATCCAATCCTCATCCTTTAAAATCTGTTGTAACTCTATTTGCGTTAAACGGAAGTCGATAATAAACCCTGACCCCGTTTTACCATTTAGTTGGTACTCGTTAGCTCCGTCTCGTACGCTGGAGACAACAGCTAAGGACTTACTGACTGGTAGCTCGCTGAAAGTACGCGGAGTGGTTAAGATAGCCCACGTAGAGGCGGGGTTGCTTGTCTTATATTCGATACGGAACTTGGCTGTATTGGGGAAAGTCCCGTTAGGGTCTTCGATACCAAGCTGGGCGATGTTAATCCGAATTTCTAGTTCTCTGATACGCCCACGCATGTTTCTTGGGGTGTAGCGAATAACTGGAGTGGAGTAAAGAACCTGTGTCCCTACCTCGACAGAAGCGGAAGTACCACCTTTCTGAAAGACTACATCATGGGCTACTCCTTCGGGAAAACCATTATGGTAATCCACCCCCTGTCCTGTATCGTTTAGAGCATTAGGGTTAATAACTAGGTTGGCGAAATTCTTGATAGTTGACGCACCCTCTACACGTTCAAGAGGAACGTCCCCGACAAAGAAGCTCTTAGCCCCGTTCTCTAAACCTTCAATCGGCCCTTCTCCTACACCAAGCAGGAGTTCGATACTGTCTTCCGAAAACAGGTTATCGTTTGTGTAGGTTGGACTCTTAGGCTTCTTTCCGCCTGCTCCACGTAGCCTTAGTAATTTTGTCGTAGTCATAAGTTTAGGCTCAGGCTGGGTCATAGTCTTTCGAGTCTAGGTCGAAGGATAGGAAATGTAGGTAAACTTTCTGTAGGCCATAGATTAGGGGGATGGGTGTCCCCTCCTTAATGGTGTTGGCATTACCGTTAATAAAGCGACTCTTCTTATCACCTGAAGTTGGGTCAGCCTTAGGAGCTTTATTTAGCAGAGCGATAGCTCCACCTAACGCAAGCTGGAAACCAAAGGTGGCAATTGTCCCTTTAGCTATTCCACCAAAAGCAGTGCCTATAGCTCCTGACAAATACGGCGCAGTGACAATCAATAAAACACCTAAACCGATCTGAAGCCAACTGCCTTTCTCACTACCTCCGCCTGCGCCAAAATACTTGGGCGTGATGTCTAAAACTCCGCTCTCGCGCATTTCATCTAGGTCGGCAGCACAGTGGATACCGCTGACTTGGACAATTTGTCGAACGTCTTGAGGTAGGTGGCTCTGGAAAATCGACAAAGCCTCACGCGGAGTATTGGCGGTGATGTCTAAGCTCAATGAACCTAAGGTAACTTTATACACAACTGCCCTCCTTTCTTAGTAACGAACCGTCAGTGTCCACGAAATAGTAAGCGATTTCACGGATGCCGACAATGATATGAAGCAGGTGAGGCAAACTATTGAACAGGTGGAAGTCTTCAATCGACAAGTTTGGACAGCCAGATGGGTGTGTGTGCCATAGGGCTACAGCTTCAGGCGGGATTTCTGCAAGCTCAAACCCGTTCTTCTTGTCTTCGTGAATGTTGGGTAACTCAAAAACATTATTGTTAAGGTCAACATAGCCGCAGCGTTCTTGGTGGCTGTTCCAGAAGGGCAGTAATTTAGAGTCCATAACCCATTCTCTCTTTTAAGTGCGGTGGTAGCAGGTCAAGCAGGTTAACTTCTTTAGTTGCCTTACAGTTGGCTTCACGAATGTCGGGGTGACGCACCACAAATACAGTCCTTGCAAACCACCGTGGGTCGAAGTAACTCACCTCAGAGAGTTTACCGTACAAGTGGTGTAGGAAGTAACCTTTGCCTAAGTAAACACCAACATGGTTAATGGCCTTGCCGCCAGCGATTCTAAGCAGGATGCCGTCGCCTTTTTCCAAACTATGTTGACTGAAGGTAGGTAATGTTTCAAACCCTTCCTTACGAAAGTTGTCAGCAATTAAGTCTAAACCTTCATGGTCAAAGCCTATTGGTCGCGCATAGTTTCTAAGCTGGATGCCATACTCTTTCAAGTAGTATTGGCGAACTAAGCCGTAACAATCTTGGGCACCATCAGTGTAGGGCAGGTTGATGAGTTCGTTGACTTGCATGGCTTAACTCATAGTTGTAGAAGGAAAATCTGGTGGCAAGTATTGGCGTGCTGGCAGAGTGTAGCGAACACCATCTAGGATACTTCTCAACTCAAAGGTAATGCTGTCTTTGGTCAAAGTCGCCACTCGGCTTATCTGCCATTTGTTTCTAATATAAACTCGGACATCATTTACCAAGTCGTCTCTGAAAACCATGTAACGGGTCACAGTGGCTTTCTTTAGCTGATCTTTGGCGACGAAACTTGAGAAGATAGCGTTTGGGTTTGCTATCTGAAGCTTAGGCCGAGATTGCTCGCCTGTTGACTGCACGTTGTAACCGCTAAAGGTTAAAGGGTAATTTACCCAAAGCTGGTCTTTCCACCTAACGTCTGGGTGGGAAGTACACCGAATATAAACATCTTGCTGAATCTTAATCTCAAACAGCTCAACATACGGGTTTGGATTAAGCTTTCTCGCTTCGGCAAGGTGTTCTGTAGGGTTAGTAGTAACGGGAAGCATCAGTGACTACCTCAATTAAATTAAGCTGTAAGTCGCCAGTCCAGTTACTGTTTTGCAGACCTGCGGGAACTTTTAACGGTTGGTCAAACCTTACCTTAGTCATGCCAAAAACAGGATGGTTATAGTCAAAAGGTTTGTCTAGTTTGTGTAAGTTATAAAACATTTCAAGCCGAGCCATGTTCAGTTGCGCGTCTTCATCGGTGCGAAGATTCAACCCGTTTTGGATATACCTAAAGCCCTTAAAGTACAGCGTGAACTTTCTCTGTTCAGGCTTATTACCTGCCACCGTATAGGCATAGTTGCCCCCTAACGGGACTGCTAAACCTTCGGGCTTGTACTCGGTACTGACCAAGTGGTAGGGGAAATCAAAGAGTAGGTCAGTGTATTGAGGTGTGAAATTAGCGAGCGGTCTAGGGTTTGAAGTCTCAACCAACTGTAGTTCTAAAGCTTCAACACAAGCTTGGCCACCTGCTACACCCTTAGGTACTCTCAATGCCTCTTTGAATCTCACCTTCACGACACCATAAACAGGGTGTGTAAACAGAAACGGTTTGTGTAGTTTGTGTACGTTGTACATCCACTCCACCCAAGCCATGTTCGTGTCTTTATTGTAGGTAATGTCGATCGCGCCAAAGGAGTCGAAATAATATCTTAGGACGGGGATTTTGAGTATGAAAGTTCGGACGCTTGGGACTCTTGTGGAGAGCGCGAAAGAATAGCTATCACTGAAGGAAGTGTTGGCCGCAAACTCCTGATACTCCGTCTCAACCGTAAACAGAGACAGGTCAAGATTTTGTAGGTAGTTTAACCTGACATGAGACTTCGCTAGTGAGCTAAACAAGGGCGATCTCCCACGAGTTAATTGGCACAGTGAAGATACTGCCAGCCGTCATGGTGTACGGGGAAGGAAGGGTTGCTCTGACAAGCACGTCCTGACTGCCAGCGTTTAGAATAGCAATCTCAGTGATTGTTGGCCAGTTGTTAATTGCTGTCCACTGGATAACTTCAGTGTTCGTCACCGCAGGAGGGTTATGACCAAAAACGTGCAAGTCAAAGACTTGGGCATCAGCACCAAGATAAACAGCAGGGTTAATTAAAACCCCATTATGTAAAGGAACAGCCCGATGTTTTAGCGTGGTTAAATTTCTTGTTGTTGTAAGCAAAGCACTTAACATTAGGTGTTTGGAAAAGTCGGTGATAGCTGACATGGCTGAATTACCCAAAGACTGATTAGTATTTGGGTAATTCTATCATGGTTTAGGTGAGGTGTTTAATAATCAACGACAACCATTTCAGTTGTGTGATCGGAGTGCCGTCAGAGTGTTTCTTTCCTGTGTCTAGGAAGACAGCAAAAGGTTTACCTTTCTCAGTTGGACTCCAAGCAGCTCCTAACTTCTCTTGGAAGCCTAGAGCATCTAAGAGTTTATTGGTCGCAATCGCTGACAGAGGTGGTGTCAACTCTTTACCGATCTCGGTTGCCGTTAAGTTTAGGTACTGCTCCTCTTTGACGAGTTCCGCGCCCATTAAAGCTAGAACAGAGACTCCTGTCATGGCTTTAACGGCTCTGTCGGCTGAGAGTACCGCTTGGTTTCCTTTGAAACCTAAAGCCTCCGCCGCTCCTGCTGCAAAAGGAGTTAGTCTTAAAGTTTGCTCCTGTCTTTGAAGTAAAGTAAGCGTCTCAGGTAGGTTTTCAAGTTCTGTCATACGGTCATAAACCACGGATTGTAACTCATAACTATAGGACATAGCCATTAAACAGGCTTCACGCTTGGGGAGGTTGTAGATACTTCGGCTGTTGTTATTTCCATAGGTTTGCGTTCCTAAGAACGTAGGAGCGTGACTTTCACCTAATACCTTCGGAACCTTCGCCATGAGATTATCATGGCGAACTTCAGGCTCTCCCTCAGCTCGCAAGCTGTTAATGTACTCAACAAGCTCAACACTGCTCATTGTGGCTGGTGAAGTCTTAGCGGTAATTAAATCTTTCATCATCTTCAAATCTCAGAAATGAAAAAGCCGTCGAGTTCAAAGTCAGGTGAAGGAGGGTGTAACAACAGCACCCAACTGACAGGAACAAAACGGCTTTTTCATGTTGTTAATATACTCAAAGTTTCCCCTTCACGGTACTCTCTAAGTGTTGAGAATTGTAAACTTACGTTTTAACTTCGTCAACGTAATTAGAAAACTCACCGTGTAGTTTTTTGTGGAGTTCGATGTAGTCTTGGTGGGCTTCTTCTGCGGTTAGTCGGGAGGGGCCATAATGTCTCACTCCTTTGCACTGACACTCAGCGTAAAAGTTACCAGTTTTTGCTCGCTCTTTTACTCCTCTAAAAGGTCGTTTTCCAGTTTTTCTATCAGTTAAGTTAGCACAATTCTGTTGATGCGTAGCGGCCCGAAGGTTATCCCACCGATTGTTTAAAGGGTTTCTATCTTTGTGGTCAACATAGACTCCCTTCTCAGGGTATCTTCCCGTCATGTAGCACCAAATGAGGTGGGTTAAAGGTTTTACCTTCCTATTTAGAGATATAGTTAAGACTCCTGTTCGTCGATCTAGGTTTCCCACCTTATCCCCTATCCTTACCCCTCCAACGTAGTAAGGTATTTTCTTCCGAGAGACAAGTCCACTGTTAGAGTCATAATGGTAGAACTCTTGCAACTCAACTTGCGTTGGCAAGTGTCGAGGGTTAGCACTTGTAGTAGCTAAGTTATCCCATCGGGTGTTGAGAAAATCTCTATCCTTAAACATTACTAGAGATGAAGGGTCTTCCCCAGTCATTAAGTACCATATTACTCTGGCGGCTTTATAGATATTGCCTCCGATACTAACATAGCTTCTACCTAATTTAGGAGGTTGAAAAATGGCTGATTCCCCTATCCTCCCCCTTGGTGGAAAGTTCTTTAGGTAGGTGAGAGAGCCTGTATCTGGGTTGTATTCAAATCTCTCTCTTAATTGCTGTAAAGGTATATCTGATAATTTAGGTTTCACAAGTATAAACTCTTTGATTGAACGGCTAAGATGTACTTTACATTCTAGCCGTTACTTTTACAAGGTGTTTTACTTAAATATATAGTCCAAAATCAGCCCTGTTTCTTCATCAGTAGCCTTTTTCTCCCAACGCTCTTTAGGGATACAAGGTAGACCTTTATCCATTTCCATTAACTCAACAAGCCCTGTAGGGTTCTTATCTAAGTTAAAAGCTAAGTAGTTGCGACCCATAGCTAGGCTGCTGTCGATTAGGACATTACTGAAGATACTTTCGCTATCAATCATCAGTTCATACATATAATCTCTAAACTTGAAGAAGTCATCTCGGTGGACAGAGCAAACGATTTCATCATGGCAAGGGAACATAACTCTCGCCCGTAAACCTAAGCGCGGTATATCTTTGAACATTGCTCTATACATCTTCCGCTTAATGTAAGTAGCACAAAGCCCTTGAATTAAAGCGTTCGTGGATTGGTTGCCAGCGCGGTTTTGAATGCGTCGGATGCACTGCTTACCAAATTCTGCAACACCCAGCTTCTCAAATTTGTTTTGCATCAAGGTAGCCCACATCGGTGTCGCCTCGAAGCGATAGCGTCGAAGATGGTCAGGAAGCTCGACGTAACCTTTCTGTTTAGCTCCTGCGATAACATCAAGCCGCCATTGTTCAGCTTCGGCGTAACCACTTTTGTAGATGTCGGTCATCTCCCATATTTTCTCCTTACTCCAACCTAAGGGTTTGCCTGCGGTACTAAGAGAACCTGAATACCAGTAACCAAAATTAAATTTTTTCATGTTCTTCCTAATCTCTTTCTTATCAGGAAGGGCATTAAACTCCTCAACAGATATGCCCATCATCATCGCCCCTGTTTGACTGTGAAGGTCACGGTGAGGTCTTTGGCTATAAGCTTCAACAAAGGAGCTATCATTACTATAGCCTGCCAAAATTACCAGTTCGATGGCACTAAAATCAGGTGCCAAAATCACTGAGTTATCATCATCAGGCAGAAAGAAAGAGCGAACAAACTTACTGGGTCCCATCTTACTTAACTGCATTGTGTTGGGGTTTGACATAGACAGTCTTCGGGTGTCTAAGATACTTCCCGTCGAAGGATATATTTTCCGAGTATCGGGGTCTAACATCTTGATGTAATTCCCGACAAAAAGCTTGAGGGCCTGATCTATGTCACCCAACACCTTATAGCAATCCATCAACTCAACAACAAGCCGATTACCGCTATCTTCAGCCTTCGCCCGTAACTTGTCACGCGCCTCCCCATCAGACTGAATCTTACGCGCCTCAACCATCGCCTTTAAGCCGAAGATTTCAAACAGGATGACACGCATGGGCATATAGTGTGACAAATTCACACTATTTACCTCTTCGCCACTCCACCCCTTACCGACAGGCGACCGAACGCCAAAGTTAACAAGGTCATAATCCGATAAGTTATCAGGTAACGCGACGAACTGTTTAATCAGACTCAGGTAGCGATCGCGGCCTTTCTCGTACCACTTCTCATATTTAAGGAGTTGTTGACTCGGCTCACCTGTCCAGACAGTGCTTAACGCTTCGGCAAGAACGGTCTTCATCTTACGTAAACCGACAGCGTACTCGATACGCTGAGAATCTTGAGCGCGATAGATTGCGTCAACGTCAACACGCATACCCGAAGCGTTCATCTGAGCATAGACCCAGCAGCAGGGATTCTCTTGGTTGAAGAAAGTCTTTATCGCATTAGGGTTTTCCTGCATCAGCCAAGCCATTACCTCATGGTAGATACCCACGCAGGTTATCGCATCGTCAGCCCCGTAGTTGACGACCTCAGCCCCTGTAATCTGACCCATGTGGCCTCGACCCTGCAAGACTTCCTCAAAGGTAGTCTGCGTGTAGTTAAGCCAGTGCTTACTGGCTTTCTTGAGGTTAAAACCCCACGCAAATTCTTTCACGAAACCATTGTAGGAGTGGACAGCATCACTTTCTTTGGCACAGAACTTGTTTACCAAGTCCTCTTGACGCTCAATGTCACCGCTACCGTAAGCGACCATGATGTCAGGTATCAGCTTATATAGGCCAGTCAGTTGACGTTTGGCGAACTCCGACTTCGTATAGGTGTCGGAGTTATACGCGGTGACGCATAAAATTAACGTGTCGATTACCTTACCATGAGGGAGCTTCCATTTTGTGTTTAAGCCTTTCTCCAGCATCACAATCTCGAACGGGGCATTGTGGATGATGTAATAACCAGTATAGCTGTCAAGCAGGGGGCGTACTTCGTCAAAGCTAATACAGTTCTCGGTATCAGCATGGGCAAGGTTAAAGTAGTAAGACTCGTCAGTGCCGTCAGGGTAGAGCGAGAAGCCTGTTACCGTTGTACGGTTTGTGTCGAAGATTAACTTTGAACCTGCTGACTTCTTACCATCATCGTCAATCTTCATCAGTTGATTCAAACCTTCATGGCGTAGCGCGTCATGGGTTTCGATGTCAAAGCCAAGTAGTTGGGTCTTGGCGAGCGTGGCGGCGAGTTTTGGCAGAACTTCGTTTAGGTTACGGCGATCGACTAAGGTCTTCGCTATTTTGTTCGGGTCTAACATGGTATGGACTCACTTGAGTAGTGGTTGGTGTTCTGTTTTTGGAAACAGTGTTTAGTGTTCGTTTTTAAGAAACACCTCTAAAAGTAAACTAAGAGGTGAAGTACCCACGGTGAAACAGACATCAGGAAACTCCGTGGGCTTCAGGTAAAGAATCTCCCACTTACCGTTGACGTAAACTTGTAATGCTTGGTAGCTACCTTTACCGTGGCGGTTTGGGCAACCTTTCTTCATTACAAAGTCAGCGAAGGCATCCAGCCTGCTGAGAGGACAGAAGGTTCGTAAGGCCATAACTACTCTCCAGCGTTAGGTCGGGCAACATTAGGAATATCAGCCATCAGTTGACCCACACTGCCATCAATGTTGTAACGAGGAGAAAACTGGCCAGCATTGTTGGGATATAACGATGAGGGCTTAAACTCAGCTTCGACCTCAAGCTCCTCAAGAGGTGTGGATTTAGCTTTCCACAAATGCTCAAGGCGATACACGGCATCTCTAAAGCTTACGTCAGCAGCCATAAGATCAAAACAGCGGGTTAGACGCTCTTGATGGGCAGCTAAGTTGTAGAAACCCACAGTCAAGACAAGATGCTTACCTAACCACTCTTTGAGAGGTTCCAGTGGTTCATGGAACTTGCAGGAGATAGTGCAGTGGTAAGAGGACACCTTCAACTTAATAAGCTGCCCTTTAAGCTCAAAGCGAGCAGAGTAACCACCGTTTAACACCGAAAAGAATACGCCTTCAGGTTGAGCTTCCTGACTTTGAATAAACTCAACTAAGGGTTGCAAAAGTTTCTTCGGAAACTTAGTTTTAAACTTGGCCATAACATTAACTCCACATAAATTTATCAAGCGTTTCTTGGAACTTGGCAGGGTTGTAAACCCCAACTGAGGTGTATTTGTCACTCAGTTCCTGCATATTAACAGGTAAGAACCCGACAATCTGCCAGTAAACTCGTAACAATTGTTGGTTCTCTGTAACTTTCATCCACTCTAAAGGCTTTTTAGTAAGGCCGTTAAGTGGGTAAAGGTTGTCACCCATCCACTCAGGTATCTCTTCTTTGAGGAAACATCTCCATGCTTCTTTATCGGTCTCAGTAAGTACCTGCCATTTACCGTCGCCAAAGCCTTCGATGCCGCCAATGTTATCGGAAGCGTCACCGACAAGCGTTTTGTAAAGCCGTATGTCGTGAGGTTCAACGTGAGCCAGTTTCTTGCTTCGATCAGAAACACTTACGTTCTCATCAACAAGAGCTTGGAAATCGGCGTCGTTTGAGTGGATTAGGATTTGCTGAGACGCTCTATACTGCTCAACAAGGGCTGCAATCACGTCATCGGCCTCCATACACGGCTGTTTCATCACAAACGTGTTCTTGCAGTGTTTTAAGAGGTCTGTTTCGATTGCCCGAAGGAAGTCAAAGAAACCACTGTCGATTGCGCCCTGAACATTTCTCTTAGCTTTGTACTCCGGGTAGAGAGCAAGTCTCGGTTTCTTTGCACCCACGCCATCAAAGACCCCAATCGAGACCTCGGTTGGCGCGATGTGGATAAGGTCGGTTACAGAGTCTCCACGCTCGAAGGCGCGGCGGATATGGTTATTGGCATCGTAAATGTGTAACGTGTGGGACATAAACACCTCAAAGGAAGGCTGGGTAAAAAAATACCCACCGAAGTGGGTATTGTAAAGCTTTGTTGTTTTAGCTGTTATGGGCACCAATCAGTTTGAAGGTGTAAACACCCCAAGGACGATAGTTGCCTTTTTTAACCATTTGATGTCCGATTTCGACTTCAACGATTTGACCTTTCAACTCGGCGGCAGCAACTTCTTTTAGGAAGTTGAACCAGTTAGTAGCTTGAGAGCTAGAGAAGCTGGTAGCTACCACTTTACCTGCGGTGAGGTCAGAGGTGTCAGCTAACAAGGTCATCGCAACTTCAGCAGTTTGGTAGTCGTAAGCTTTAGGGTCTTCAGCTTTGGCTTGAGCAACCACCTGAGTCCAAGGACGGCCTTCAGTATCGAAAGCAGCACCCTTTTTCGGGTTGTTATATGTTTTGGCATACTTCGTTGGGTTACCCCAAGCGATTGAAAACATATTACGGTAGCCGACTTCACGCTGCGTGTTAATTGCCACACGGAAAGGTTTGTCAACGGCTTGTTTGGCAGTATGAGCCTTATCAAACAGAACACCGTCTGGGGAGACGCGAATCCAACGGTCAACAACTAAACCACTAGGGGTATCATCATCATCGTCGAACGAGCCGACAGACGTAGAAACGGCAGTTGACGTTTGGTTTGCTGGGATAACTTGTTGGGCTTGTGCTTCGAGGTTTTTGGCAGCTTCAGCAGCTTGGGCGATTGCAGTGTCTACAGGGTTCATAATCTTATCTCGTAAATGTGAAAGTGTTTGTGTTACCGATTCGCGTTTTGTGTTTGCGTTTCGATGGAGTAAGTTTGGCTCAGCAGGAAGTTTTTGTAAATCGGTTTCGTGTAACGGTTTGTAAAGTTGGATCGGTTGTCCGAAAACCACAGTTTTATGGTGTAGGTTTCGGTGATTTTGTACAAAAACTGAGCCATTCACAGTCTA